CCATTAAGTTGAAGCTCAAGTGTCTATCATCTTGATTGCACTTGATATCAGGATAAACCCTTAGATGTCTTCTTTTACCAACACCTCAACCATGCCGATAGTGCCGTAGCACTTGGTGCTATGGAGGCTGACCACTTGGGTGTCATCGTCATAAACAATGCCATTCATGCTGTCTAAGAAGGCTTTGATGATGTTATCGATGTCTGGCTTCTTACATGGCCTCTCTAAGCCATCTAAACAGGCCGCAGAGCGCTTTTTAGAGTAAGACTGAGGGATTGGTACTGTAATGTAGATATAGGCCGCTATGGGCGTTTTTAGAGGCTCAGAAGATCCCATTGCTTGACGGGCAGCTTCTGCTATCAAGGTTTCATAATCACGGGTTTTTGTGGGTGTATATGTAGATACAAAGTTGCCACGCCTGGCGAACTTGGGTCTACCCTTACCAATGGGTGTACCTTCCACTGTGAACATTACTTGAAAGGTCATACAAATAAAAGTTGTTGTGTTTTTACAGATTTCCCAGCGTCATATCGTTTTGATTCCCCTTTTGGATATGCCTCTGTTTGATAGCGGATTTGGCTTTTTAGTGTCTTGTTTTTTCCTGTGACATAAATGTATCGGTGTTTTCTTGGTCTGTCTTGCAGGTAAAAATCATTGCCAAATTTTTCCCGCATAAAATCCGACCTTGAACCTTCACATCCACGGCTCATGTCTGCAATGGTTTGCCCGTGCAAATGTTCCATGCCTTTGATTTTCCAATCGGTACGCTTGGCACTTAAACCCGTATAAATGAAATTGCAAGCCTGATAGACATAGCCGATGTGTTCTTGTTCGGTGTCGGCATAGCTAACCACAATTGAAGGCTTGGGCAACATCTGAAGGCTACGACCAACCAACACAGAGCCAGCGTTTTTTGTTTTAGTGTCAAGGCATAAGCGATTCAATTCAAGCACATATTTGGCGTTTTCTGGCCCTGCTATTCCATTCCGCAAAGTTGCTGATGAAGGCGTTCCATAAGTGCACACACCAACCAAAATTTCATCTTCATACAATCCAAAAGCATAGCTGATTGAAGGTATGCGGTTGGCGTAATGTTTTTCAAGCAACCAAGGCTCAACCTCAAAATTGTTTATAGGTAAAACATTCATGCCAATTCCCCATTCTTTATCATATTCATGTAGGTCCGAACCCGCTCCACCGACCCTTTAGAGTATCGGCGCTCGATCAATTCAATGCGTTCTTTTGTGAAAATGCGGGTTTTTGTTGTTTCCCATGTCCTATACAACTCTCTAGCCAGTGCTATCTCAAGTTGCTGCCTGTCCCCCGCATTGCTCACCACTTTCCTGCTGTAACTCATCCAGATCTCCTGTCATTACCAGTGCCTTGTCTACTACCCTCTGTGGGTAAGGTGTTCCTTCTTTAACCTTGTCCAGTATCTTCATCGCTAGTTCATGTGTCATTTCAATTCCAAATCAACAATTTTTCCATTTTCAATACCAAGCATTTGTTTGATTTCAATTATGTAAAAGGTGAAATCTTTGCTGCCATCTGAAAAGCGTTTAACAGCAAATTCTTTGGCTTTTTCATAAGCTTCAAATTGATTATCAAATACAAATTTAAATTTGGCACTTGAAGCATTACTTCCGCGCACAAATAAAGCCCATTTTTTATGTGAGTTTTGTTGAAGTTCAAGTAGCCCAGTTCGGTCAACTCGGTCTTCAACTGGTATTTCAATGTAAGCCATTTTTACATTCCTTTATCAATGCAATTTTTACAGACGTAGTTATTCTTACCCTTGATACCTACCTACCCTTGTTAGGGCAGTAATTTGATGATTCCATGTACAAAATACACAATTACCACCAAAAGATATCAAGAAACCTTTATGACAGACTCTAGCTTGTTAGCTTACGGGGAGCACTCCGCCTACCTTCAGCTTGGGGATACATAGAGGTATTGGCCCTACATTCCTGCGTCAACGGTTATTAATCCGCATCACCTGACCGTTTCCACATTTGTGGTTTGGTATATCTGCCTTTCGGCACTGTCTATATCCCTTTCGGGCCTGCGGGTCACAGGGGATTGGCCTCTACAGTCATCCCCTTGTTTAAGCCATCGGGGTCTGGTCTTGATTGTGGTCATGGTTTGATTTCTGAACCATGTGGTTAACGCAGCCTTACGGTCGCAGTCAAAAACAAAAAAGCCGCTTAATAAAGCACCTTGGACAACCTCCAGAAGACTGGAGCAAGATACTTTAGTAAAGCGGCTTAACATTGTTGTGTTGTCTACAACAGTTTTATTTTATACCCGATTTCGGATCTCTGCCAACCTTTTTTTGATCTCATCAGGCATCGGGGCGGCTTTTTGTGAGTCCTGTTGTATTTTTACAAGTGCAGGGTCTGCCATCTTGGGCCTTTCAAAGGCTTCAGGTATCTCAGCACCATCCCACCGCTGCTGGTTAAGGTAGACGATAGGAGCAGGGATAAACGCCCCGTCTGACTTCCTCCAAGCGTCTGTGGTAGCCATCCAAGTGGTGTGCTTGATGATTTGGTCTGCACAGCCATCATAAAGACCCTTCTTCCACCTTGTTAGACACACAGATTTCCCACCCTTACGGACAGACTTAGGCCATGCTGACCAGAATTTCTCAAATAAATCACTCATTTACTTCCTTTCGGTTTGGCTTTCTGATAAAAGGCCAGCACTTTGGGCTTCAAGTCCCGTACAACAATGTTGTGATGCAAGGTTGCTTTTTCCTGCTTGCTAAACAGGGTTGAGGGTTGGGATTGCCAATTAAAGGGGCTGGAAGATTTCATCTATTGACTTTAGTTTTTTGTGGGCGGCAAGCTCAAGTGCGAGAGCCAGAACGGCAATTATTGCCGCATCTAGGTCTTCATGTTGGACTTGTGTTTCAAGCTGGTCAACTGCTTGGGCAATCAATGTCCATGCAATAGTAGCTTCAATTTGGGTGTGGTGTAGGTGGCTCATATGGTGAGCCTAGCACTAAATAAAGTGTTGTTCTCTAGGTGAAAACACCTATGTTTTTGTGTAAAAAAGGGGTTTACAGTTCATCTCACTGCACTAACGCAGTACTTCAATAGGACCTCAAATGAAACTCAACACCACCGTCCACATCTACCTGACTCAATATTCTTGGGAAGAAAAAGGAACATATCAAGCTTTCACTTTTAAGTTGGACAATGACCCAGATCGTGTTTACGTTTGCTCACAAGAAATTGAGCTTGATTTGCCAGACAATTTTGACCCACGACCACATCAAATTGATGCATTGGAAAAACAAAAAACTATGCTGATGGCTGATTTCCACAAATCAGTGACAGATATCAACGACAAGATTTCTAAGCTTCAAGCCATAGAGTACACCGCATGAACACCGCAGTCCTTTCAATGGCTCGTAGGCTGTTTATTGTGCAAGGAGTACCTTCCCACACTCAGCGCCACAATATGCGCTCTTGGGTCCGTTCTGTGCGCTTTCTGGGGGATAACTGGTTGATTGCCAAACCAATGGACCGCAAATGAGCCAAGAAGCCTTTTACTACCAAGTCCAACAACGTGAGGAATATGAAATGTCAAAAGTTAAAGAATTTGCTGAACAGTTGCGGGAAGAGATGATGAATGATGAGGCTTTTCGGGAATTGACTGAAGAGAATCAAAACAAGTTTATCGCTGAAGAAATGAAACTTTACGAGGAATCAACCAAATGAACAAACAAGTATTTGAATTTTTGCCACTTATTACCGAAGTGCCAACTGACGATCAATTTGCAACAACAAGAAACAGGTTAAAAAACGATACTAAAAATGATTTGTATGCAGAAATTGATAAACTGGATTATATGGCTTGGAATTTATATCAAGCATTGGATTTGGTTTGCAAAAAATTAGAGTCTAAAAAAGAAATAGATGATTTTGTTCAGTATTCGATGAGAGACTATATTGAATATGTATTGGAGAGAAAATGAGCATTTTTACCAACCTTTTTAGCGGTAAGACCTACACCGAATTGGGCAACACCATCATTAATGAAGATGGTAAGAGCTTTATCAAATTGGGATCTACTTGGATTGGCGATGAGGGTGAGTACATCCAACGCCAAGGGCAGCACCTGGTGAATATGTCAACAGGCACATCAACAGCATGGGGTGACCCTTTTGGAGAGCATGAATGAATGTCTATCAGCGACTAAACCTTGCTCGTGAAGCCTTTCATGGCTCCAAGCTTAAGAAGACAGGCCACAACAAGTTTGCCAACTACTATTATTTTGAGCTGGGTGACTTTCTTATTCCTGCACTGCAAATCTTTAACAGTC